GAAATATTATATTTTAATCAATATCCTGTCCTGGCCGTAAACCTCGATAATCTAGTCTGGGATGCAGCCGCAAAGACATTAACCCGGAATGATGGTGGTAGCTTTGTGAAAGATGGTTTTGCAGATGGCAACGAAGTATTAGTCCAAAACTCTGAATATAACAGCGGATTACAAACCATAAATGGTATAGTTACCCAGCACGTTATAACCTTTGATGAGGTTATCGTGGATGATGCCATTGATGATAACGTGATCTTATCTCATTGCCGGGAATTATGGATTAATGACAGCGTAGTTGATGAAGATGATTACGAAGTAAACGAGGATCATATCTATTATAACGCCGGATTTTCAGAAGGCCACATGAATATAAGAATAACTTATTATGCCGGATATATAACTATTCCGGATGATATAGAAGCTAAATGTTTGGAATTAGTTAAAATGGCCTATGATAAGAATAAGGATGTAAAATCCGAGAAGCTGGGGCCTTACAGTATAACCTTTTTTGATAATAAAGCCGAGATTATAGATAAAATAAAGAATGATTTAAGCACTTATATTAACGTGGGGGAATAATGAGCATAGATCGCTTTTTTACAAAGACGGTAACAAGCCAAAAGAAGGGATCTTCGACTGGTAGCGCAGTTGAGGCTTGGGGTAATGTTTCTACTTCGGTTAAATGTTGCATACCGCCAACCAGCCCGGGAGATACCTTGGCTTTTGGAAGTATGAATCTTCGGTTTACCATAACTCATCAAATGTTTTGCTGGGCTACTGAAGATATTAAAGTAGGTTATAAAATAGTTGATGGAGCAGATGAATATATAGTTAGATTACAGCCTAAAAAATGGGGTACTTTTTATCAAGTTTATTTAAGTGAGGTGGCCTAATTATGAATAGATGTTTAATATTGTTTGCTTATACAATACCATTAATGATAATAATGAATGAGATAAGCGAATACTTTAATAGTTTTAATTTCAAAGGCAAGGACATAACTGAAAGAAAAAAGTATCGTTTTCTTGAGTCATTTTGTGGGGCTGTCTTTATAATAAGCACTTTGATATTCGGGATAACTTTAGTATTTGCAGTATATATATTTATTTTTAATTGAGGATGATATGTAATGAAGTTTAAAACCGAGATAATTAACGGAAAAGAACTTGCAGATAAATTTAAAGCATCCGGGAAGAAGATCCAGGATAAGATCGATAAGGCTTTATATAAGGCTGGGCTATTAGTTGAGAGAGGCGCTAAAATGTTAGTCCATGTTGATACCGGCAGATGCCGGGCTTCTATCACTACCCGGTTAACTTACGCAAATGCAGAAGTAGGAACAATAGTTGAATATGCGCCGGCGCTTGAAAAGAAATATCCCTTTTTAAAGCCGGCTTTAGATAATAACAAGGCAGAAATTAAGAGGATATTACATAAAGGCTTAACTGATGCGATGGGTGATTCTTTTAAGGGATTTACGAAGATATTTTAAGGGGTGATTATTTTGAAAATAAAAGTTGAGATAGGTGGCAAAACCGTAATTGAAATTAGCTGGATGCATATAATCTTTTTTGGCATAATCTTATTTATAGGCTTTTGTATATTAATAGCAGGAGTTTTAAGTTTATGAGCCTACAAACTACCATAACCAAAGTAATAGCCATATTAAGGGCAGCCATTACACCGGCTGCAGATTATACTAATTGCAAAGGGATATACGAAGGTGACCAGATGAGTTATAGTGCCTATCCGGTTATTTGCGTAGGAGTCCCTTCTTTATTGGATGAGAATTTTCCGGTAATAGCCAGGTTATCAGTCAGGGATGAGCAATATGCTGTTGAGATAGTTGCTTATGTTAAATATGCAGATACGGCAGCAAATACCCGACAGATTGTAACTTTAACGGAATCTATAAGAACGGCTTTAAGGGATGACATAAAGCTGGCAGTGGGACCTTTAGGTGGTGATAGTTATCAGGGAGAAATAGGGGAATCTAAATTTACCTTCGGAGCAAAAGGCGATACATTGCTCCGGGTATCTGTTACCATAGTTAGATATATTCAGCGGATATAGTCCGTAAAAGAAAGGAGATGATAAATTATGACACAAGCAGAAAGAGGCCATATAGCCTATAAAAAGGAAACAACCTGGGGAACAGTAGCCGCGCCGGCAACTAAAGTATGGACTATGAATAATGAGGCGATAATTCAGAATATTGAGGAAATACTTTCAAATGCCCATAGAAGGGTATTAGACGAACCGCATTCCTACCAGGGATTAAAAACCTTCGGTGGTCCGGTAGAGTTAGAAGTGCATCCGGATAATTTTGGAGATATATTAAGATCCGTTATCTGGGATCCGGTTACAGGATGGGCGGCCAGATCAGTAGTTGTATTAGAAGATTGCGAAGATAACTGGGTATCAAGTGCCGGATGTATTTGCGTATTAGATAATGAAGATTATAAGACAGGATCCGGATCAGTTAAAATATCTGTACCGGCAGGAGTAGGTGCAGGGGATAAAATCGCTACCGAAGATTTTGGCGCTGTTGATATGAGTGATGATGACGAGGTTATACTATGGATTAAATCTTCTGTTAATACTAATTTAGGTGATCTAACTTTTCTAATCGCAGAAGATGCAGCTTGCGCGACCCCGGCAGATGTTATTGATATTGATGCCTTGACAGCCGGAGAATGGAAAGAAGTAACTTTAACTATAACAGGTGGGGCGACAGAAGATGCCGTAATAAGTATAGGATTAGAAATGAATGTAGATTTAGGCGAATGCACTATTTGGATTGACGATGTCCGTAGAGTAGATACAGCAGGAGCAGCAGCCGCAACCGCAAAGGATCATGTCTTTACCCCATCACAGGATGATTTTGAAGATGGTGATGGTACGAAAAGATGTCCTTTATATCCCTATACTATCGAAGTACATAGAGATCAGGCAGCAGCCGAAGCCTTCCAATTCATTGGTGCAGTAGTAAATACCCTTAATTTAAAATTTGGGGCTGATCAAAAGATACTAACCGCAGTAGCCGGAATATTAGCTAAAGATGTAAACCGGATAGCCAAAACGGCGGTAGCCTTCCCGACTACGAATCCATTCGTATGGTCCCAGGCAGTAGTATATATCGGTGGAGTAGCCGGTGGAGATGTAACTAATATACTTGAAAGTTTTGATATTACTATTGATAATAAAATAGTTGGAATCCCATCCCTAAATAATACCGATATAATCAGAAAATTCTACCGAAGCGGGCCTAGAGAAGTAACGGTTAATTTTGTAACTGATTTTGTGGATCAGGCCGAGTATGATATATTTGCAGCCGGAACAGAACAGAAATTACAGATCGTATTTACAGGAGCCAATATAGTTGGGGATGTAACCTTCCAAAATACCTTTACTTTATATTTCCCGAAATTCAGATATTCGACTTATCCGATAAGCAACCCGGGAAGTGGTAGGATAAGCGTAGCAGTTACCGGAAAAGCGAAATATTGCGAAGCCGAAGATTTTTCTCATAAGTTTACTTTAAGAAATGCCACAGTAGATTATTAAAAAATAGGAAAGGATAAGAAAATGAGTAAGGTTAAGATCGGAAAGAAGGAGTATAATCTTTATCTTTTAAATATGGATGAATGTAAAGGCCTATTGAGAAAACTTGATTCAGAAAAAACCAAAAAATTAATAAAAGATAATTATGATAGAACTTCATTCATATTATCAGAAGCAATAAATAAATGTAATCCGGAAGCAAATCTAACAATTGAATCATGGGATAAAATGGTAACGGTTGATAAATTTGAAATAGTACAAGATAAAATAATGGATCTCACAGGACTCAAAACATATTTCAAGCTGGGGGTTGGCAAAAAATAGTAAAGGTGCTTGCTTTTACCTATGGTTGGAGTTATGAGAGCATCATGTCAATCCCTATGGATGATTTAGAAGAAATAATGAAGGGCGCTATTGAACTTTTTAAACATAAATTGAATCAGATGGGGGTGGATATATAATTGGCCGAAGAATTAAAGGTTAAAATTACAGGGGATGCCTCACAATTAAAAGGAGCTTTAGGCCAGGCTGGCGGACAGGTAGAAGGATTTTCTGCTAAAATTGGGAAGATCGGAAAAACTATGACCGTTGCAGGTGGTATGGTTGTAGCTGCATTAGGTGCAATAGTTATGAAAACTGCAGCCGTAGGGGATAAATTCGATAAGATGAGCCTTCGTACCGGGATAGCTGTAGAAGAATTATCTGCATTATCCTATGCAGCCGATATATCCGGAACATCCGTTGAAACAATGGAAAAGGGCTTAAAAGGCCTTACTATGACTATGGATGATTATTCAAAAGGTATCGGTGAGGCCAAAGATGCTTATGAAGAATTAGATATAGTAGTTACCGATGCCGATGGTAATTTAAGAGGTACAGTTGATGTATTTAAAGAAATAGCTACAAAAATATCCGCAATAGAAAATCCCACTAAACAGGCTTCTATCGCTATTGATATATTTGGCGGTAGGGCAGGCCCTCAATTATTACCTATGCTTAAAATGGGAGAAAAGGGTATTGATGATTTAATGAGGAAAGCCGAAGAATTAGGGATATCTTTATCAACCAAAGAGGCAAAAGCAGCGGCCGAATTTACTGACAGATTAACTAATTTAAGAGGTGCATTAGCTGGGGCAGGCCGGGAAATAGGTTTTGTATTAATGCCGATATTAACAGATTTAGCGGAAAAAGTTGTAGGAGTTATTAAAAAATTTAAAGAATGGGCGGAAGAACATGAGCCTTTAGTAAAATTAATCGTTAAAGTGGGTGCAGCAGTAGGGGCTTTAGCTTTAGTAGGTGGCCCTATATTAATGGCAATATCAGTTATTGGAAAGTTAAAAGTTGCTATTGTTGCGGTAGGTGCAGCCATAAAAGTAATAACGGTAGCGATGGCAGCAAATCCTCTTGGATTAGCCATATTAGCTACCGGTGCTTTATATACAGTCTGGGTAACTAATTTTGCCGGGATAAGAGATTTTACAATAGCAGTCGTGGATGGAATAAAAAAGGCTTTAGGGTGGTTATGGGATAAAGTATTATGGCTTGGTGAAAAGTTAGGTTTATTC